GTTGATGCCGTCGATCGAGCCGATGTAGCGGGCGACATCGTCGAGCCCGCCGGTGGCGCCGGCCGCCAGGCCCATCTCGCCGTCGCGCTGACGGCGATTGTCGAGGATCTCGCGGACATCGTCGTCCTTGGTGAAGATTTCGGCCGCGCCGTAACCCATCACCCAGTTGCGCACGACGCCGCCGGAGACCGAACCGACCGACCGTGCCCACGCCCGCAGATTGTCGAGCGGCAGCACGCCCGTCTCGCCCCAGCGCGCGGTCGTGGTCAGCGCAGTCGACAGCGAGGCATCACGGCTGTAGTCGATCGTGTCGGAAATNCCCTCGCCCTCGGCGACCACCTGGCCGTTGATCACGAGGTCCGCGCACATCTTCTCCTCGCGGCCGCGCACTTCGTTCTCGTGATCGGCCAGCGTCTGCTGCACCTGCACCTCGTGCCGGTCCAGCAGGGTCATCTCGCCGCCATAGCGCTCGCCGGCGCGGCGCGCCTGCGCATCGCCGGGACGAAGCGAGGTCTTCAGCTTGATGTAGGGCGCCGAGTAGGCAGTCGCCTGGCGCGCGCGCCGTTCGCGTTCCTTGCCCGGCACGTTGGGCGAGACGAACGGCGCGATCTTCCGGCGCCGACCGATGCGATCGAAGATGATCTCTTCGGTCTCGAAGTTGACCACGGACGAAAAGAACATGTCCCGCAGCCAAGGCGTGAACGGATCGAGCGCATCGGCGGCCGCGACCACCTGCGCCGTGGTGAAATAGGTCGGCATGGTGGAGCCTCCTTATGCCAGGGTTTCGATGAAGATGGAGCGGTCGGCCGCGTCGCAGGCCGCCTCGAACTCGGCCGCCGTGACGCCCGCGCCGAAGGTCAGCTTGGCCGCGTCGAATACGCCCGTGCAGTAGGCGAGCGCGGTCACGTCGCCCGAGGTGGCATCGACGGCCTCGGCAAGGATCAGCCGCGGCGTCTCCGAGCCGTCACCGGACGCATCGAGGGCCAGCTTGTACTTGCCCGAGGCGGTGATCTGGCCGATCACCGCGCCCCGGGCCAGTTCGCCCGCGCCGGAGACGACCGTCACGGTGCGGGTGCGGACGGGAAAGCCGCCGAGGATCATGTCGCCCGGCGTATGGGGTTGAGTGGTTGCAGGCATGGCTTAGCTCCTCTTGCCCTTGCGCTTGTCGATCGCCGCGAGCGAAGCGGCATGGATGCGGTCGGCCATGCCGTCCGCGCCCTTGGCCTTCGGCGCGCCGAGCGGCTTGACGCCGGTGCGGTGCGCCGACATCTTCTCGGCGAGAGTGCCGGCGCCGGCGCGGGCGGCGGCCTTGTCGCCGGTTGCGGCCTGCATGATCCCGACGGCCTCGTCAGCGGTCAGGCCGGTGCGGTTGAAGGCCAGGTCGGCCGCGAGCGCCGGCACGGCGGCCGAGGCCTCGCAGGTCAGGATCGCCTGCGCGCGGGCGTTGGCCGCGGCGAAGCCGCGACGATAGGCGGCCCGCATGGCGGGCTTTTCGTCGTCCTCGCCTTCGGCCGCCGCGTCGTCCTCTTCGCCCTCGGCTTCGGGATCGGGATCGTCGCCCTCCGCCTCGTCCTCCGGCGTCTCGTCGGCGGCCTTCGGATCGTCCTCGGTTTCCGCGGCGGGATCGGGCTTGTCGTCCTCGGTCTCGGCGCGGGTCTTCATGCGCCCGGCGATCAGGCCGAGCGCACCCGTCAGGGTGGTGCTCATGGGTTTTCCTCGATGGTAGGGCGCGGGATTGCGACTTTCTTGCCCTTGACGGCGGGCCGCCGATGTCAGCCGTAGCGTTCGACGAACGCGGCGAAGGCTTGGCGCGGAGCCGCCACCATGTCCGCAAGACCGGCCGCGACGGCCGCCTCGCCGCGCAGGATCCCGGCCCTCAGATCGAGCGCCGCCTGCTTCGTCAGACGGTCGCCACGGTAGCGCTCAAGCCGGCCGGCGAAGCGGTCTGCGTCCGCCATCACCAGCGCGGTCATGTCGTCGGCGAAGCCGTCACGTTGCTCGGCAAGCGGATGACCATCCGCCTTCTTCTCCGCGCTCGTGAAGATCTGTACGTCGAAGCCGTCCTGGTCGGCCTTCCGAAGCGCATTGACATACATCGCCATTGCACCGATCGAACCGATGGCGCCGCTCTCGGGAACGACGATGGCACCGCAGGCCGACGCCAGCAGGTAGGCCGCCGAAAGCGCATTTGGCGTCAGGATCGCAACGGTCGGCTTTTCCATGGACAGCGCGAAGATTTCGTCGGCCAGCTCGAAACAGCCATCGACGAGGCCGCCCGGCGAATCGACCTCGAACGCGACAGCCTTGATGGCGTCGTCGGTCCGCGCATCCTCTACTTCGATGGACAGGCCTTCGTAGGAGGTCATGCCGGAATGCTCGCCCTGCCAAGCGCCTTTGTCGACCAGCGTCCCCTCGATGCAGATCACCGCCACGCCACCGACCTGTTGCGGCCCCTGGTAGATTCTCTTTTCGGTCCAGGGGTCGATCTTGTCGCGCAGCCGCTCGGTCAGTACGCCCATTTCGATCTGTGAGATCGGGCCGCCAAGAACGCGCGGCCCGAAGACCTCGGCGAGAACCGCCGCCTTGCCGGGGTCGATCATCAACGGCGTGTCGACCCACTTCTGGGCCAGCCGTGCAAAGGGAAAGGTCATGGCTTCACCTGCTGATCGAACGGGTACCCGACCCGTCACGCGCTGCGGCCGATCAGGCCGATCTGGTACTTCGCCTCCGCCCCCGCGGCATTGGCGATGCGCAGGATGTCGCCGGTGTCGGCGGTCACCGTGCCCAGGCCGGCCGCGCCGCCGGCCGCCAGCATCACCATGGCGTTCGGAACGATCGGGCCGAGCGTCGGCGTCGTGCCGCCGAGGAACCCGGTGAACGGGTTCGAACCGCCGCCGATCGTCAGGTTGGTCGTGTTGGCATCGCCTGTCTTCGGGGCATTGATCAGGATCAGGCCGACCAGCTCCGCCATCGCGATCGCGTTGCCGAACGTGTCGGTCAGGCCGCCGACGAGATCGATATCGTCATTGGCACCCGAGGCGACGGTGCGCTCGCCGAACCAGGACAGGTCGGCCTGGCCGGCGCCGGTGCCGGTGGCGAGGATCAGTTCGAGGTCGATCTGCGCCGGCGCGGCGGCATTGCCGAACGGGCCGTTGACGCTCTGAACGGCCCCGAAATCAGCCTTGATGGTTGTCTGCAACGTCATGGTCTCGGTCTCCTTGAAGTGGTCGGTCTCACGCGGCGCGGCGGCCGATCAGCGGGACGCCCGAGCGGGAGCGCGCACGCGCCTGCCGGCGCCGTTTCGCTTCGGCCCCGGACAGTTCCTCGCCGTCGGTCTCGTCCGCCCCCTCGGGCTGCTGCGGCTGGATCCGCGCCTCGGGACGGCCGGGATCGGGATCGAGCCCGAGCGCGGCCATGGCCGCCCGCTCGCGGGCCCGCTGCTCGATCACCTCGCGCCAGTCGAGCCCCTGCTCGGCCGCCTCGCGCTCCAGCGTCGACACGTTCAGCGAAATCCGCATGGCGGCCGCCTCGGCCTCCTTCTGCGGGTCGATGTAGCCGCGTGCCTGGCCGATCCAGTGCGCCCCCGCCCACGCATCGGGCGCCAGCGCGAAGGACGGCGCCCCGGCCGGAAGATCGAGCAGGCCCTTGTCGAAGACTTCCTCGAGCCATGCGCGATACCAGGGCTGCAGGAACTGCGCGATGATCTCGGCGCGCATCGCCTGGAACCCCCTCCAGACTTCCTGCAACGCCGCGCGGGCCGACGAATAATTGACCTCCGACCAGTCCATGGTCAGCTGCTCGGCCGTGATGCCGAGGACGGCGGCAAGGTTGCGCAGGCCGAACTTGAAGAACGATTCGAACCCGGAATTGGGATGCTGCGGCCGGCTCAGCTCGACATCCTCGCCGGGGTTCAGGAAGTTGATCTGCCCGCCCGCCATGCGGATCGGGCTTTCCTTGTAGACCGAGGCCTGCGCCTGCATCATCGCGTCCATCAGCCCGCCCAGCGCCTCGGCCGGCTGCTCGGCCTCGAGCGCGTCGGCGAGCGCGCCCGCATCGAGCGGGGTGGTCACGAAAGCGGCGAGCAGGGCGTTGAGCGCCGCCGCCGACAGTTCGTAATCGTCATACTGGTGCAGCTGCCGGCCCTTGCGCATGAACGGCACCAGATCGGCCACCGCGCGGGTCATGCCCGCCTCGCGGCGCCGCCGCAGGTGCACCACGCGCGGCCGGCCCCATTCCGTCTCGCGTTCGATGAACGTCCAGTGCTGCGGCATCTGGCCCGGCAGGTGCCAGTCGCCCGGATGGGCGTCGGCGAACCAGTAGCCCGTGGCCGCGCCCAGCGCATCGAGCGAGACGCCGTCGCGCAGATCGACGCGGTCCATGGTGCCGCGCGGATTGGAACAGCGCGCGGGATGGACGACCTGCATGGCGGTGCGCCAGCCCGCCGGCGCATCCTCGCGCCAGACCAGAATTCCGAAGGCCTCCCCGTCGGCGATGTAGTGCCAGGTGGCCGACGTCACCACGGACATCGCCGTTCCGGCGCGCTCGGCGTCCGCCCAGAAGCCGCCGCCCTCGGAATAGTCGCGCCACAGCGTCTCGATCTGTTCGCCGATCGTCTGGGCCTGATCGCGGGTCAGCCCCAGATAGCGCCAGTTCGGCATGGCGTTGAGCCGGAAGCCGGCGCCGACCAGGTTGACCAGCTTCTTGTCGATGGCGGCGAAGACCCAGCCATCGTTGCGCGCCATGTCATGAACGCGCGCCGACAGCGGTTCGCGATCGGCCGAAACGGCGGCCTGGCCCGACACGAACGGCGCGCGCCATTCGCGCAGCGCCGCATGATCGGTGCCCGCGCCCTGATAGGCCCGCCGCCACG